TGGCAAGAAGTAGGTAGAACATTAAATTTAAGTGAGAGTTAGGATATAATATGTACGCAATAATAACAGACGGATCAATATCAAAATATGTTAATCACCCTAAACCTTTGGTTATAGGGGATGTTCAATACCCAGCTAAAATATTTTCTGTATGGACTGCAAGTGAATTAGCAGCCATTGGAATTATAGAAGTTACTTTTGATAACAGTAATAAAAAAGATGAAAAGTGGTACATTAATACTAATCAAACTTTTACTTACGATGCATCTGCTGGAACAGTAACTGCAGCTTACGGAACAGCTACAGCTAAAGCTCATGCAGATACTTTGTTTACAGCGCAAAACGAAACAGATGGTTTAGGTGTTGAAGGAGAAGTTGCTACTAGAGGATTAAAATATAATTTAATACAAAACATTAAAACCCAAGCTGAAAATTTATTAAATAAAACTGATTGGTACATAACACGTAAGACAGAAAAAAATACAGCTATCCCTAGTAATATTACAACATGGAGAGATGGTATTAGAACTAAACAAGCAGCAATGGAAACATTAATTACTAACGCAAATGATACTCCAGCCCTTGAGACTTTATACACATATGTAAACACAGCAGATGAAGGAGACCCTAAAGTTTACGAAAGACCATTAGGAGAGTTCCCAGAATTAGGATCTTAATATGCCTTTAATACTTGGAACCAATTCTATAAAAGACACAGGCTATAGTGTTGCTAACTCATGTAGGTTTGATAGTGCAACTGATGCACACATGCACATTACATATGGAACTGCTGGTAATCAAAAAAAATGGAGTTGGAGTGGTTGGATCAAAAGAGGAACTAATTTTACCACTCATCAAAATCTTTTTGCTGTAGGAACTGCAAATAATAATTTTACATTTCTTCAATTTAATACATCTAGTAATATTGTTTGGTATCAAGCAACATCTGGAGGAACAACATCTTATTTAGAAACTGATGCAATTTATAGAGATCCTGGAGCTTGGATGCATGTTTTGCTTTCAATAGACACAACATTAAGTACGGCAAATAATCGAAATAGATTGTGGGTTAATGGGACAGAAGTAACTAGTTTTACATATAGAACTAATTATGATCAAAATCATGATGGAGGCATTAACGATGATGTAAAACATTATTTAGGCGGAACTACCACTGGTATAAGTAATGCAGAATGGGATGGTTATATGGCAGAAGTAGTTTTTCAAGACGGAGTTGCACACACGGGTGCAGGAGATTTTGGAGAGTTTGATAGTGATAGTCCTAACATTTGGAAACCAAAAGATGTATCTGGTTTAACCTTTGGTTCAAATGGATTTTATTTAGATTTTGAAGATAGCTCAGCTTTAGGAAATGATATATCTGGAAATAATAATGATCTTACAGTTAGTAACATTGCAGCAACAGATCAAGCAAATGATAGCTGTACTAATAACTATGCAACAATGAATCCATTAGATTACGGTAGAGCAAGTGATTTAGTAGTTTCACATGGTAATTTAGATGTTGCTACAGGAGGAACAGCTAGAGGATTGGCAAGATCAACAATAGGTGTATCGTCTGGTAAATGGTATTGGGAAGTTAACCCTGATAGTGCGAGCGGTGGTAATGCTTTAATTGGAGTTTCAGCAGCTTATAATGATTACTCTAGAACTGCTGATAATGAATTAGGATCATTACCATATGAATATGCTTTTTATCAAGATGATGGAAAAGTTTATAATAATGATACAGGTGCAAGCTATGGTAGCTCTTATTCAAATGGAAATATTATAGGAGTTTATTTAGATTTGGATAATAATAAAATATATTTTTCAGTTAATGGTTCACTTCAAAATAGTGGTACGGGTATAGATGTAACAGATCCAGCTAGTACAAGTGAAGGTTTTTATTTTTTCTGTGTTGGTGATGATAATGCTTATGCTGAAAGAAGATTTGAACTTAATTTTGGAAACCCAATTAGTGCTCTTTCATCAGCTGTGTCAGATGATAATGGTTATGGTAACTTTGAATATTCACCAAATATTACTGGTGATAGTGCAGCAAAAAAATTTTATACTATTAACACAAAAAACCTAGCGGAGTTTGGATAATGGCTTATACAACTATAGACGATCCAACTTTATTTTTTAACACTGTTCTTTATGTAGGAACAGAATCATCAGGAAAAACTGTAACAGGAGTTGGATTTCAACCAGATTGGGTCTGGTTAAAAAATAGAACAGATTCTACTAACCACAATCTTTACGATTCTGTAAGAGGTGGTAATGGAACAAGTCATTATTTTTTAAAATCAAATGTAACTGCTGCTGAAGGCACAAACACATCTTCTTTATTAACAATAGATAGTGATGGATTTACATTAGGAGATGGTAATGAAACAAATGGAAATAGTGATAATATTGTATCATGGAATTGGAAAGCGGGAACATCATTTAGTAATGACGCAAGTGCAACAAGTGTTGGATCTATTGATAGCACAGGAAGTATAACTACTACTGCTGGGTTTAGTATAATTTCATGGACAGGTACAGGCAGTGCTGGAACAATAGCACATGGACTCGGGGCTGCACCAGAAATGTATTGGGTTAAAAATAGAGATAAATCTTCTCAGTTTGCTGTTTTTCATAAAGATACAGGTAACACACATTATTTAGCTCTTAATGATACTGATGCAAGTGCAAATTATGATGGTTATTGGAATGATACAAGTCCTACTTCTACAGTTTTTTCAGTAGGATCAGATGGTGATGTTTCTGGTGCTTCTAATGAAAAAGTTATTTCGTACTGTTTTCGTAGTATTAAAGGTTATTCGAAAATTGGATCATACACAGGAAACGGAAATGCTAATGGCCCATTTGTTTATCTTGGCTTTAAGCCAGCTTGGCTTTTAATTAGAAATAAAAATTCTGCAAGTGAAAATTGGGCTATTTATGATAATAAAAGAGATTCATTTAATACAGTTTTTAATGCATCATTTCCAAATAGACCTAATGCAGATGGAACAAACGCAACTCAAAATCTTGATTTTTTAAGTAATGGATTTAAATGTAAATCAGCAGAGGGAAGATTTAATGCAAGTGGAAACACAATGATATTTATGGCTTTTGCAGAATCACCATTTGTAAATTCAAAAGGTATTCCAAATAATGGAAGGTAAAATATTATGTTACAAAAAGTAAAATTTGCACCAGGATTTAATAAACAAGTTACCTCAACCGGTGGTGAAAGCGAATGGGTTAATGGTGACAATGTTCGTTTTAGATATGGCACACCTGAAAAAATAGGTGGTTGGTCACAATTAGGATCTGTTCAGATAACAGGTAGAGCAACAGCTATTCATCACTTTGTAAATACATCAGGTATTAAGTATGCAGTATTAGGCACAAACAGAATTTTATATGCATATTCTGGTGGTATATTTTATGACATACACCCTATTAAAGCTACAACAACTTTAACAAGTGCATTTTCTACAACTAATGGATCAAACGTTGTAACTTTAACTTTTGCATCTGCACACAATATAAACAAGTTTGATATTATATTATTAGATAATTTTACCTCTATTACTAACTCTGATTTTGCATCTGGTGATTTTACTGATAATAAGTTTATGGTAACTTCAATACCAACAGATACAACTCTTACAATACAAATGGAGTCTAACGAGTCTGGATCTGGTGCAACAACATCAGGTGGTATTAGAGTACAACATTATTATCCTGTAGGACCTGCAGTTGAGGTTGCCTCTACAGGTTGGGGCCTTGGATCATGGGGCGGGCAACAAACAGGTCAGTTTACATCTACACTGTCCTCATCAATAAATACAAGTGTAACATCATTGAGTATGGCAAGCACAACATCCTTTCCATCATCAGGAACTGTTATTATTGGATCAGAATTAATTACTTATACAGGCAATAGTGGAGGCACACTAACTGGGTTAACAAGAGGTGCAAATGGTACAACGGCTGCATCTCATTCATCAGGTGCAACAGTTACTGATGCATCAAACTTTTTTGCATGGAATGCTGCAGCATCAGGAGATATTGTTACAGCACCAGGACTTTGGTCACTAGATAATTTTGGTAATAAGTTAATTGCAACTATTAATGGCGGTGAAAGTTTTGAATGGGACTCAAACCCTATTGGTGCAAATAATACAAGAGCAACTATTATAACAGGTGCACCAACTGCATCTGCATTTAGTTTAGTATCTACACCAGATAGACACTTAATATTTTTTGGAACAGAAACAACTATTGGAACTAAATCTACACAAGATCCAATGTTTGTAAGATTCTCTTCTCAAGAGGATATTAATACTTATGCACCAAGTGCAACAAACACTGCAGGTACACAAAGACTTGCAGATGGATCTAAAATTGTTGGAGCTATCAGAGGTAGAGATGCAATCTACGTTTGGACTGATACAGCTTTGTTTACTATGAGATTTGTTGGTCCACCATTTACATTCTCATTTCAACAGGTTGGTACAAACTGTGGATTAATTGGACAGAACGCAGCTGTTGAGGTTGATGGTACTGCATACTGGATGTCAGAAAATGGTTTCTTTAGATACACAGGTAGACTAGAATCATTACCATGTTTAGTTGAGGATCATGTCTTTGATGATATTAACACAATACCTAAACAACATATCAATGCAGGTTTAAATAACTTGTTTGGTGAAGTCGTTTGGTTCTATCCAAACTCTGGATCGGGAACTGTAAATAGAATGGTAACTTACAATTACCTAGACTCAAGTGCCGAGCGACCAGTATGGACTACAGGCACGTTAGCTAGAACAGCATGGCAAGACTCTGCTGTGTTTGGTAAACCACATGCAACAGAATATGACTCTAGTGCAGAAACATCTGACAGTGATGTTAATTATGTTCACGGTAACACCGATGGTGCAACAACATATTATGAACATGAAACAGGATTAAATCAAGTTAAATTAGGTCAAACAACAGCAATAGCTGCTAATATAGAATCTGGTAATTTTGATATTGGTTCACAAGGTTTAAATGGTGATGGTGAATTTATGATGAAAATAAGAAGAGTGATACCAGATTTTCTTGCACAGACAGGTGATGCAAGAGTTACATTAAATTTAAGAGATTTTCCAAATGACACTGCAGCTAGTTCTACATTAGGTCCATTTACAATAACAAGTGGTACACAAAAAATAGATACCCGTGCAAGAGCTAGAGAGATATCTTTAAAAATAGAAAATACTAGCACGAGTCAGTTTTGGAAACTAGGTACATTTAGAATAGACTACCAACCAGACGGGAGAAGATAATGGCAAAGATAGTACAATCATTAACACAGCCACCAAGAGAATACGATCAAATAACATTTTTATCTTTAGTTAGAGATTTAAACGGATTGATAGAAAAATTAAACACAACATTTCAAGAAGAGAAGACAGAAGATAACGATGCAGTTATTTTCTTTTTAGGATCATAATGGCTAACGTATTTGTAAATAAAAAAGTAGATTTAACTACAACTGATGCTACTACACTTTATACAGTGCCTTCAGCAACAACTGCTATAGTTAAATCTATATTAGTTAGTGATGATAGTGGCAGTGGATCAACTATAACTATACAAATAGTGACACCCTTAGATGCTACGTTTAGTGTTGCACACGTAAAAACGATATCAGCTAATACGCCCACAGAAATATTAACAAACCCATTAATCGTTGAAACAGGAGAGATAGTAAAAGTGACAGCGGGTAATGCAAATAGGCTCCATGTGATCCTATCGGCTATGCAAGTAACACCTAGAACTGTTACAACATAGTCTTGATTTACTTGTTAAAAACGAGTATTAATGTAAATTCAGGTGCAATCCCTGCCTAAATAATATAATAAAACAATTGACATATATATGATTAACAGAGGAAAAATGCCTAGACAGTTACGTGCATCTGGTGGAATAACTAACGTTGTTCCAAGAACAAATTATTTTTTAGGTGGTATCAAAAGAAGATTAAGAAAACTTATACCTAATGAGTTAGCAAGTATCGCTGTTAAAGCGGCTCCTTTTGTTGCACCATTTAATCCAGCTATTGGAGCAGCTATGGCAGGTATAGGTGGTTTTGACCAAACTGGTAGAATAGGTTCTTCTTTAAAATCTGCAGCACTAACTTATGGTGGTGGACAATTCGCTAGACAACTAGGTGGAGCAGACTTACAAGGTAATCCGTTTACAGAAGGTGGAGCATTTAGAGGAGGACTTGAAGGATTAAAATCTGGTTTTAGTTCACCAGTAAGTTCAGGTAACATGGGTAAAATTTTTGGTAAAAAAACTGTTGAAGGTATTCCTGATGCAATAAGTGGTGGAGGAACTGAAGGTCTACTTGGTAAATTAGGTTTAACTAAAGGTGGAGGTTCTTTAAAATTAACAGGGCTTGGTAAAATATCAGCTGGAGCTTTAGCTAGTTATTTTGTTGGAAAAGGTGCTACTCCAGAAGAAGCAAAAGATTTAACCGGTGATGTATATAGAGGTGAAGGTATTGGCTTTGATCAAATAAGAGCAGATTTAGAAAAATATAAAAGTGGTGAATTTAGTCAAAAACAAATGTTTGACAAGAACTATAGATTTCTAACACCTAGAAAATTTATTGCAGCAGAGGGTGGATCACCAAGTATGAAAATGGCAGAAATACCTAAAGGTCTTACAATGGAAAAAGCTGTGAGAACTTTTGAATTAAGTAATGGTCGCAAACCAAAAAATATGCAAGAAGTAATAGAATTTTTTAAAAATAGAAAGTTATCGGCAATGGGTGGAATCATGAACATGCCAACAGGTAAGATGAGAAAAAATAGTGCTGGTGTTATGGAACGAGACTACAGAGAAGAAGGTGGTTTTGTACCAGTAGGTGTAAA